TTTCAATATAGTCTTCTTCCATTATTTTTCCTTAATATCCAAATGTAGGGTCTGCTGCTTGAAACCCACTGTTTTGTGTGGATGGATCAAAATCAAATAGACTGCTCCTTGGTCGTGTCATTATACCGTAACGTAGTGCATCATACAAGTGATCTTCTGAATGTGTATCTACATCTTCTGAGTTGTTTTTATCTAAAGGCAAAGCTGGTATTTGACTTATTATATTACTGCAACTGTTAAAAAATACTAACCTAGGTTCCTCTGTAAAGTCATCTACTTGTAATCTTCTGTGTAATTCGTTCTTACCTGCTATCCTAGAGCCTCTTGATCTATCAGAAGGTCTCCATCTACAACCTTTCATAATCATTTGTTCAGCAAGAGATGGGCCAGTATCGCCACGATTATGCCACAAAGAAGAGTCAAGAACTCCATATCTAATTTTCTCCCCTTCTTCTGCTTCTAAGATCATATCAGCTAGGTCAGTAGCTATGACCTTTGAGCAATACATTTCCCTGTAGACTACAAGTTGTTCGTCAGGTGCTACAGCAAACCATACTACTCCTGTGTAAGAACCATAACCATAGTCACATGCTCTAAACTTTGCCCAGCTACTAGGTATCTCATAAGGCTCTACTACATGTATGTTACGATTCCATTCAGGAAAAGCAGCACCCTCATTTACATCCCAGTTACCTTCAAGCAATTGCTTACGTTGATGCTCAGGTAAAGATAGTAGGTTAGCTTCGTACATGCCATCGTCAGAAAGATAAGGATTGTCAAACAAAGTAGCAGGAATAAACCTACGTTTAAATAGTGGTTCGCCTTCTCTTGAGTGTCCTTTAGGCCAAGCTATAACTTCTTGTGTTTCTGGATCAGTAGCATTAAAGCTAGTGTTGTGTGGTGCAGGGTCTACAAAAGTTTTCTTAACCCATTGGTGTCCTGCTCCTCCGGGGTTTGTAGTCCCTCTTTGATACAGAGTAAGCCCACTGTTCTTAGTAGTACGTAAACGTGATCTCATATAGTTCCAAGCAAAAGGTGTAGGCCATTGTGTAAGTTCGTCAAAACCAATCCAATTAAAAGCTTGTCCTTGATACCTTTGTACATCATCGTCCCTATCTAAATAACTTAACCACAGAGATGCCCCAGAAGGAGCTATCCAAGTCTTCTCTCTTTCTAAAAACTTAATTCCCGGAATAGCCCTAGGATAAAGTTGCTTTGAAACAGAAATAAGTTCTCTTAATTCTTCTGTGCTTCTACGAACTAAAAGTTTATTAGATAGAGGATTGTTAAAATATCTAACAGGATCAGCCAACATAGCAAAAGACTTACCTCCACCTGCTGCTCCTCCGTATAAAACCTCTTGTTCTGATGCTGAAAGAAAGTCTGTCTGGGGGCCGGGATTAGCCTCAAAGATAACTTCCTGAGCTTTTTCTATCTCAATCGGCTCTGGCAGTACTGTCGCTGGAACTGTCTTCGGTTTCTTTTCTAATTGAACCGAATCTTTCTTCTTCAAGACGCTTCGCTTTTGCTTCCGCTTCTTTGTAGCGCTGGGCGTAGTACCGTGCATTTTCAGCGTCTGTCTTACGTTTTCGCTCAAGTTTTACTCTTTTCATTAACCCTACATGAGAGATTGATCTGCCAGTTTGTTCGCTTAACCATATTGCAACATCTCTGTAGCTGTATTGTTTTAGATGTTTCTTTGCTAGTTCTAGTGTTTCTAGTTCCTCAGTTAGAGGTAGTAGGATATCTTCATCATTAGGGTCTTGCTCGTAACCAAAAGGTACTACCCTGCCTACACGAACGACAGGAAACCATTGAAGGCCACTACTTAGTTTCTCTGGTGGAGGTAGCCTCCAAGTTTTATTAGTTTTCATTTTTAGCTGGTAAAATAAATAAAGGACTCTCAGTCTTTACTTCTATTTTGTCTGTCTTTACAAATCCTGCACGATCAAGAAAGTCCTTAGCTACTGCTATCTTTTCTTTATTACCTAGTTGTGTAGGATCATTAAATACTTCCATCATACCATAAGCAACACGTGTGCCAGAAGAAGCAATGTAACGCTTAGTAGCCTCATAGATTTCATCCTGAAGTACACCTGTAATGCTTGTAGAAGATACAGAATCTGCATAACCAGCAAGACGTTTAGCCTCTACAGGATTACCTTTAGCTTCTTCAAACAAAACATCTATAAACTTCTGTTGTTTTTCTGTTAAGTTTTTCATGTCATCTTTCTGTACGGTTTTGCAGCCTTAGCCGCTTTTTTAGGTTGCTTAGAGAACTGTTTACCTTTAGCAGTGTCTGCTCTTTTTTTAGCTGAAGAAGCATCATACGCCCCAGCACCCATAGCTTTAATAGCATTAGCTGGAAGGTAACGTTCTCCTGTAGCCTTTGGGCCTTGCGTAGAAGGTTTACCACTCTTAGTTCTCCAATCCTGCTTAGTCCATGACTTAAGGCTTTTTTGACTTGCAGCTAATCCTCCTGCATTCATCTTCATAGGTTTCTTTGTTTTTGCTTGAGCAGTCTTACTTAGGTCTTTTAGATGAAACAGTTTTTTAGAAGACTTAGACATTCTAGCCCCTGTCATAGCTGTTCCATCTTTGTGTTTGTGTGTCTTACCAGCCCATAAAGTGCCGTCACGTAAGTAGTGTTTGACACCTTTCATTATTTGTATCCTCCGCCAGCTTCTTTGTAGGCTTTAGCAAGCATCTGTGCTTTACGTGCAGACCATTGACCTGCAGCACCACCTTTAGTACCAGCTTTAATCCGTTCAAAAAGACGCTTACGCAAAGCTGGTTTAGTATAATTACCCGCTTCATTAACCTTAGACTTAGCCTTTGGTTTAGACGCTTTCTTTACCGTAGAACTTTTGCTTGATTTCGCCACGGGTAACTCCAATATCTCTAAGAGCAGAATCTGACATATTAACTAACTGCCAGTATTGTACCCTGCGCATTTGACTGTCTTGTAGCACTTTAATAAATTTCTTGAACATGGTATCTCTCCTTATGTTTGTACCATAAGAACAGTTATACCATGTTCAAGTTAAAATTTATACAGCTATAATTGCAACCCCGCTATGCAGAGTTTAAAATATCATTCCCGCCGTAATAGTAGCAGGGAAGATTAGTTGTGTCAAGTCTTAATTACTTGCTTTAAGACCTCTAGGAATAGTTCTCTCTTGTCTTTTTAAAGTTTTAAACAAACGATCTTTTTCTCTTTTAGTTAAAGAACTAGGGTCTGCTCTAAACTTACGAAGATTTTTTTCTGAAAGGGTTCCGGGCTTAGGTGTCTGTTTATCTTTATTAGGATTGTTTTGTTGAGCTGGACCTTTACGAGGTGCGTTAGGATTATTGTCTTGCCTTGAACCTTTTCCCGGACCTATAGGTTGTATTTTAGGGGGCACCTTCATGTTAATCTTACGACCTTCAGGAACCTTAGCTCTTGTTCTAGTACCAGCTCCTGTTCCGTCTCCCCTACGTACTGGGCCTTTAGCATCGGCTTTAGGACGTAGTACTGGTCTTATTTTAGCTGGACCTTTCTTTTTAGTAGTAGCTGCTGTTCCCGGCTTCTTACGCCGTGCGCCTTTAAGAGAAGCAAGCAATCCGGGCTTACCTTTAGTACCCATCTTACCGTCAAAACCTAAAAGGTCTCCTAAGAAAGTATCTTCAAAACCAATTTTTTGATTTCCGCTTGTGTCCTTAAGTGAGCGTTTACCACCAAACTTAGGGTCTTTCTTCTTCTCAGCCATTAGCTTCTTCCCTTTTTAAGATTGTTTGTTTGTGACTTAACCATACCGCCCATATTGTAGCTCATAACTTTTTTCTTAGCCATACCTCCACCCATCATCTTAGTAGCAGGTTTCTTTTTTGCAACAGAACCACCATACATGTAGCCTGATTTTTTAGCCATGCCACCTTTGTTCATTTCAGCTCTTTTAGCTGCTTGCCTTTCAAGGCGTTTTCTTTGTAGCTCAAGTAACCGAGGGGAAAGACGTCCTGTTTTATTTTGATCAGGGTTTTGATTAGTAGCAGTGGCAGGGCTGTTTGTAGCAACATTACCCCGTTCAATGTTATCTTTTGCTTTAACCCTTGCGGCAGAGTTTCGTGCAGCAGAAGTTTTATCCTTACTACCTGTTCTTTTTGGAGCAAGATTAAGGCCATCATCACGTGTTGCACCCCCAGAGTCTTTGGCTATAGTTCCAGCACCTGAAAGTTTTTTATTGGGGTTGTTATCTTGTGCAGTACTAGATTTTGCTTTTCTCTTATCAACTTTTCGTTGAAAAAGTTCCATCTCACCGTCTCCGCGACCCTTGCCTACAGTAGAAGGTGAAAGCTTACGAACTTGAATTTCTTCTTTTTTCTTTGGTGCGCCAACATCTTTACCTTTGTTGTTAGCCCAAGCAGTAAGAGCGTTGCCCTTATACTTACCTTTATTCTTTTTCTTCCATGCGTTAAGCTGCTCTGCAGTTACTGCAAGCTTCTTAGTTCCATTTTTATCGTAGAAGTATAAAGAACCAGCTTCTTGAGCTGCCCTAACACTTTTATGTTTCTTCGCCATGATACACTTCTCCTATGCTTTACCAGCGTTTTTGTTTCTACGGAACGACCTATTATCTGTTTTACTTTTAACAGATAGATTGCCCATAGCATTATTCATAGGATTGCCATCGTTGTGATCAACATCCCTATTATCACCCTTAGTCACCGCACCATTTTTCTCTAAAGTACGTCTAGCTCTTTTACGAGCAGCATTTTTAGCTAACTCAATAGGAGTACTTTGTAGTTGGCGTTCTCGTTTATAATCACGATCAGAGGTAACAGAACCCCCAATACTATATCCACTCTTATTATGAGTAGTTTTAGTAGGAAAAAATTTAGCTACCATTTTACTTTATCCGCCCAGTAAGCTGCACTCAACTTACCTCTTTTTATATTTTTACCGTGTCTTGCTTTAAAGGATGCACGTTTTTTCTTCATGCGGTCAGATTCACCCGTTTTGGGCTTCCCTGCCGTTTTGGCTCCCTGTTCACCAAACCTGATGAGCTTAATGGTTGTACCTTCTTTCGCAAGAACGGCATGACTTTTTTTCGGGTGATCAGGGG